AAGTCAGTCCAAGAAAATTTTAAGAATCAACTGATTGGATTTGAATATATTAGTAAAAAAGGCAAAAAAATCGTGTCTTCAATACAATTACCACTTGGTAGAAAGAAAAAGTTAGGTAAATAATGGCAAAATTACATAAAAACTTTGAAGCAAGAGAAAAAACTTATAAAAAGACTGCTCAATCTAAAAAAAAGAGAAGTGTCAAGTTTGGATCAATGAATAAATCCAAAAAACGTAGTTGGAAAGCGTATAACGGACAAGGGAAATGAATTTAACAGGTGAGTTTATTGTATTAAAAAACAAAAAACTACAAAAGTTCACTAAATATTCAGACATACCTGAAAAATTTGAACAAGTTATATCATTTAAACCAGACTATCCAGAAGGACCTCATACACAAGAAGAACATGACTTTATGGAAACATTTAATAGTAAATTGCAGGAGTTAATGAAACGTGCCAGCGGTAACTAGAATTGGCGATGCAGATGTGGCTCATTGTTCTGGAATGACAAGAGCTCAAGGATCATCAAATGTTTTTGTTAATGGTATAGGTGTATCACGTCAAGGTGATAGAAATACACCTCATTTAAGACCACCTAATATTCCACCTTGCCCTACACATACAGCGAGTATTACTACTGGTTCAACAACTGTATTTGTAAACGGTAAAGGTATTGGTAGAGTCGGTGATGGAATATCTGGTTGTACGAGTGTGGCTGCAGGTTCTTCTAATGTATTCGCAGGATAGATATAAATAGTTCTATGGCAAACTATGATGCTTCATCAACTAATAATTCAACTAGGTCAAATAGAATCTATTCTGACTTAAATTTGAATTTTACTAAAAATCCTGCTACTAAAGATGTGGCAAGATTAACAGATGTAGAGGCAATTAAAAGAAGTGTTAGAAATTTAATTTTAACAAATCGTTTTGAAAGGCCTTTTCATCCAGAAATAGGAAGTGATATAAGAAGTTTGTTATTTGAAAATATGACACCAGTTATTGAGGTGTTATTACAAGATAGGATTAAAGATACATTACAAACTTATGAACCTAGAGTTGAATTAAATGATATTATAGTTCAAGGAGATATGGATAAAAATGAATATAGAGTTTCAATTTCTTTTTATGTTCAAAACGTTCCAGATCCAATAGTAGTAACAGAATTTTTACAAAGATTAAGATAAGATGGCTTCACATAAATTAAATATATCACAATTAGACTTTGATAATATCAAAGCAAACTTAAAAAGATTTTTATCCAATCAAAGTCAATTTAAAGATTACGACTTTGAAGGTTCTGGTATGTCCGTGTTATTGGACTTGTTAGCTTACAACACACACTATCTATCATACAATGCCAACATTTTAGCAAATGAAATGTTTATTGATACAGCTGATTTAAGAAATAGTATAATATCTTTGGCTAAATCTTTAGGTTACACTCCTAATTCTCCAAAGGCACCTGATGCTGATATTAATGTGGTAGTTAATAATGCTACAGGATCAACTTTAACAATGAACGCAGGTACACAATTTACAACTACGGTAGATGGACAGTCTTACAATTTTGTAACCATAAATTCAAACACAATTTCTCCTGTTGATGGAGTTTATACCTTTTCAAATTTAAAAATATATGAAGGTACATATGTAACTTATCAATACACAGTAGATACTTCAGATGTTGACCAAAGATTTATTATTCAGTCAACAAATGCTGATACTTCAACTTTATCAGTTCAAGTACAAAACAGTTCAGGTGATACAACTACCAACACTTATACAAAGGCTACTTCAATTACAGAATTAGACTCTACAAGTAGAGTTTATTTTTTACAAGAAAGTGAAGACGGAAAGTTTGAAATTTATTTTGGTGATGGTGTAATTGGTAAAGCATTAGAAGATGGAAATATTGTAATTTTAAAATATGTTGTAACTAATAAAACTGCTGCAAATGGTGCTTCTGCTTTTAGTTTATCAGGTAACATTGGTGGATTTAGTGATGTATCAATTACTGTAAATTCAAATGCTGCTAATGGTGTTGAAGCCCAATCAAATGAAAGTATAAAATTTAATGCACCTAAATCTTATGCAGCTCAAGACCGTGCTGTAACAATTGAAGATTATAAAACAAAAGTTAGAGAATTATACGCTAACACTAAATCAGTTAGTGCTTGGGGTGGTGAAGATGCTGAAACACCTTTTTATGGTAGAGTTTATATTTCTATTAATCCAATTACAGGTTCAGTATTAACTGATACTACCAAAGACTCTATTGTAACACAATTAAAAAGATATTCCGTTGCTTCTGTTACTCCAGTAATTATTGATCCAGAAACAACAACATTACTTTTAACATCCACTGTTAGATATGATGAAAAGGCAACAACCAAAACTTCAGCTACTTTAAAAACTGATGTTACAAATGCGTTAACAGGATATAATAATGATACACTAAATCAGTTTGACAATATTTTTAGATACTCAAAAGTATTAGAATTGATTGATGATGCTGATGGTAGTATTTTATCTAATATTACAACGTTAAGAATTAGAAAATCATTTACACCTACAACAGGCAGTTCATCAAACTATACAGTTTACTTTTCTAATCCTTTATACAATCCACACACAGGACATAGATCCGCTGAAGGTGGTATTTTAAGTTCTACAGGTTTTAAAGTTGAAGGGGATGCAACAAACATTTATTTCTTTGATGATGATGGTACTGGTAATTTAAGAAGATATTATCTTGTAGGTTCAGTAAGAACCTATGTTGATAATACGGCTGGCACAATTAATTATTCAACAGGCCAAATTGATATAGGTTCAATTAATATTTCTTCAATAGAAAATATAAGAGGTTCTGCTTCAACTGTAATAGAATTAACAGTACAACCAAATTCAAATGATATTGTACCTGTTAGAAATCAAGTTTTAAATATAGATGTGGCTAACAGCACGATTACGGTTACACCAGATACTTTAGTTGGCGGTTCTAGTAACGCTGGTGTTGGTTACACAACAACATCAAGTTATAGTACCTAATGGCTGACTTTAAAGACAAACTATCCTATCTTATAAATCAACAGGCACCAGATTTTGTGCTTGAAGACCATCCATATTTTATGGAGTTTGTAAAAGAGTATTACAAGTTTTTAGAATCAGCAGAATTAACTTTAACAAACATTGGTGATCCAGACCATATTCAATTAGAAACACAAACTGCTACAAATAACTTTTTACAGTTAAGTGGTACCAATCAGCAAAGTGATGATAACGGCGATAGAATACTTTTAGAAGATACAAGTTATGGTGATTTTATAAATGGTGAAACTATAACAGGCCAAACTTCAGGTGCAACAGCAATCGTATTAGTAGAAGACATAGATGCTAATTCTCGTTTGTTTATATCACATCAAAATAAATTTGAAATTGGTGAGTTAATTGTAGGTTCAACATCAAGTGCTGAAGCAACTATTTCTGGTTACAAAGCAAATCCAGTTCAAAATATTCAACAGCTTTTAGATTATCCTGATCCAGACAAAACAATTCAAAGTTTTTTAACAAAGTTTAGAAATGCTTTTTTACAGTCTATACCTGATAATTTAACAAGTGGAATAGATAAAAGAAAACTAATTAAAAATATTAAATCACTTTATAGAGCAAAGGGAACTAAACGTGCTAGTGAAATCTTTTTTAAATTATTGTTTAATGAAAACGCTGAAATAAGATTTCCAAAAGAAAATATTTTAAGAGCCTCTGATGGTAAATGGGACACTCAAAGAGTTTTAAGATGTATTGAAGTAGGAACTTCCGATGCTGCTAATTTAATTGGTCAAACAATTACTCAAGCAAATATTCCAGGAGACCCAACTATTAACGAAGCTACTGCTATTGTTGAAAATGTATTTAAGTTTTCAATAGGTGGCGAAACAGTTGTTGAATTAATTTTAGGAGATGACTCTATTACAGGTACTTTTGTAACAGGACAAAATATAACAGGTACAGACAATACTGATCCTGATGTTTTGGTGACTTGCACAGTACAAGGTATTATTGCTACAAAAACTATTAATAATGATGGTACATTTTACAATGAAGGTGATACTGTCAATGTTACTGGCGGTGGTAATGATGCTATCATTCAAGTAGATGCTATAGGTTCAGGTTCAATTGATGAAATCTTTGTAGATGATGGAGGTACAGGATACGAAATAGGTGACACAGTTAATTTTAGCACAGGTAATGCTACTGCTAAAGTTTCAGTTGTAAATGGAGGATTTACACAAGAAGAATCAGATTCAACAACGGATGACCATATTGTTTTAGAAGATGAAACAGTAAGAGGTGATCCATATACAGGAAATAAAGTTGTACAAGAAAGTGGTACAGGTACTGGAGATATTACAGATGTAAGAATTATATTTGAAGGTAATGGTTATAATGCTTTGCCTACTTTAACAATTACATCTTCAGGAGGATCAGATGCCTCAATTTTTGCTAGTGGTAATGAAATTGGAAGAGTATTAAGTTTAAAAACTGTGGAGTTAGGTTCTAACCATGATGATAGTCCAAGTCCACCAACATTAACTTTACCAACGTATTTACTTTTGAAATCTCGTACAGGTAATTTTGTTGTTGGTGAAACAATAACAGGTTTGGACTCATCTTCAAGTGTTGTAACTGCCACCGTTGTTTCGTTAAATGGTGATACAAATGTTTTAAAATGTTCAGGTGCAACAGGAACATTTGCTGAAAATACTACAATTACAGGCGGCACTTTAAGTAATACTGCTACAGTATTTAAAAATGACCAATCTACCGCTACCGCAACAGTTGATTCAGTCGCAACTACAGATGGACAGTTTATTAACCAAGATGGTTGGATATCAGAAACATCAATGCTTATACAAGATAGTTTATTGTACCAAGACTATTCTTATATTATAAGAGTTGGTCGTTCAATTGCTGATTGGAGAGATGCTTATACTCAAACTTTACACTCTGCTGGTTTTTATTTTCAAGCTGAAGTTACAATTGAAACTCAAATTTCAGGTAGATTAAGAAGTGTTACTGGTATTAATACAGGAATTACTGAGGACATATTTTCTGTTTACAATACGATTTTCACAACTATTCTTGGAAGAAGATTGGGTACAACTACAGATGGCACATCATTACGAGTCAATCCAGCACTTGGTGTTGATCCAGACTTTACAGACTCTACAAGTGAACATTTTACACCAAATACAAGAGATGTCACATTATCGGCAGCATATAAATTAGTAAATGCTGGTGGTATCATAAAAGAAACAACTGATATTAGAAGTAATACAACCAAGTTTGGTGTACCTGTTGCTGGCCCTACTTTAAAAAGTGTTAACAATTTAGTATTAGGACAAAACTTTGCAAATCAGGTTACAATAGCACAACTAAATGCTTTAACACTACAAGGAACACAAAATACAAGTATAGATGGAGAACAGGTACTTTTATCTGATTATCCATTTAGATTAAAAACGAACTTTGCTATACCTTCAGAAATATGGCAAATATCTGGTGATAGTTTTGATGAAACTTTAACAACATTTGACCAGACAGATGTTAAGTTTGACGTTGCATAAAAATGATTATAAATAGTAAAGAGAAATTAATTATAACAGTAAATAATGAATTAAAACGTGTAAAACAAGATTATGAAATAGTAAATGGTCAATTAGTTTTTAAACAAGCACCTGAACCAAATGCTAAAATATCTGTTATAAAAAAAGTAGAAGAAAATAAAGATGGCGAAACAAACAATTAACGTAGGTGTTACAGATAATGACGGAACAGGCTCAACGATAAGAGCTGGTGGTCAAATTATCAATTCTAATTTTACTGAAGTTTATACAACACTAGGTGATGGTTCAACAATCACGTTTGATTTATCTGGTGCAACAAACGGACAAGCATTAATTTATAATTCATCAACTGGTAATTTTGAACCAGGTTCACCTACGGTTACTTCAGATTTTACAATTTCAGGTGATAGTGGTGTTGACCAAACAATCTCAACAGGTGATACTTTAAATGTTCAAGGTGGAACAGGTATTACAACAACAGGTGTTGCAACTGATACTTTAACCATTGCTGTTGATGCTACGGTTGCTACTGCTTCATCATCAACAACATTTACAAATAAAACAATTGATGCTAATGGTACAGGAAACTCTATCACTAATTTAGAAGTTGCTGATTTAGCGTCTGGTGTTTTAGATACAGATTTATCAAGTGTGTCAGC